CCTGCGAGGGATTCGCCCAGCACAGCAGCACCAGCACCGCCAGAAAACAGCGAGCGGAACTTGTCCTTAAGGGCATCCATCGTCGGGCCAATGCCGCCGAAAGAGTCCTTGATCTGGCCGCCCTGCTGGATCAGCACCATCAGCGGGTTCTGCCCACCCGCCAGGCTGGTGAAAATATCCGTGAACTGCGCGGGCAGTTGGCGTAACGCCGCCTGGGTTTGTCCTGCTGATACCCCGGTCTTGCGCAAACCTTCGTCGAAGTCGCCTAGCTTGCTCCGGGTTTTCTCGATATCAGCCGAGTAGGCTTTGAACTGGTCGGAATCGATGTTCCCAGCTTTCAAGTGCTGCTTTAGAAGTTCCTGCTGCTGATCGAGCTTTTCGTAAGCAGCTACGGTCGGATTGATCTTGGCGAGGAGCGCTTGCAAGCCCTCGGCTTGAACGCCCGTTGCCGCCGCTGCACCCCTTGCTGCTTCGGCCTGACGATCAGTCGAGCCGACAAGCGCATCCGATTCAGCCTGCAAGCGCCTCTGAAGCGCTGCCAGGCTGCTTACCGACGATCCCGACGACTCCATGGCGGAGACGTTGGTGTTCACGCTGGTGGTCAGGTGCTGGTAGTACTCGCTCGACTCCAGGGAGGCCTTCGCTGTTGCCAGAAGGCGTGCCTTTGCCTCGTCGAGCGTCTCGGAAAGCTTGCGCTCGGATGCCGACAGGTCAGAGGCCGACACCGACGCCTTATCGAAACCTGCCGAAATATCTTCTGCCGCCCTCTCAGCCTTCTCACCGGACTGCACGACTTTGTCGAGATCTGTAACAGCTTTCGCGGCATCCGACGTATCGATCTTGATACCGAGCGATGCGATATCCATTTAATCACCTTGAATAAGTGCCAGTGATTACTGGCTGCCGTCTCTCGCTTCCGCCATGACGGCGAGCGCCTCGGCCTCCATTACTTGAAGGTCGTGGAATACTTCTGGAATGGTTTTTCTCTTGATCCCGAGATAGGCAGCTACATCCCGAATGGACGTGTAGTCGAGCCCCGTTGCGCCGCAAGCGCCCGTGCGCCACTGAGTGGACATGGCATTGAAGAGGCTGAACACCAGCCAGTTGTCTGACCAGACATCCACATCCTGCTCAAAATCTTCAGGGGATAAGCCGAACAGTCGCATCTGATCGGCAGGCGCGCCCGGCTCGTACAGTGAGCGCGCCGCGGCGATCAGTTTCCCAAGCGAGCGGAGGAAAATGCCTTCTGGTAGGCATCGACAATGGCATCCCCTGCTCCGGCGGAGGTTTCTACCAAAGCGCGGATTGACTCAGGGCTCAGCTTGTCGTCAAAGCCCCAGCCAGCGACCAACTGAGCGACCTGCTCCACCTGACGTTCAATGTGAGAATCAGTGATATCGACCAAAGTTAGATCATCACCTTTGGCCTTGAACTGCTCCTGATCTTCCTTCGCGCTCTCCTGCCACCCCGCGAACATCGCAGCGAGCTCCTTGCGGTCGCGATACTTGAATTCGAAAGGCACCTTGATCGTGGTACCGCCGACGCGCGGAATGTCCACGTCGGCTTTGAAGGTAGGGTTCTGGGCAATCTTGAACTTGGCCATGGGTTACGCCACCGCAGTCAGGTAACGGGTTGGCTCGGCCTGCAGCGCCAGGTTGACGGTGCGGGTCAGCAGGTTGTTGCGCGAGACGGCCGGCTGTTTCGAGAAGGAGGTGTAGGCCCCGTAGAACAGCGTGTCGTTACCGGGAAGATTGAGGCGCGCTGCCTGTACCTGCTTGCCCGCGTCGGCAGCCATCAGCACGGTGTTGAATGGCTGGGCTGGGTCATCTGCAATGGTCAGCACCATGCTGGCTGCCGACTTGTCGGTGGGAATCTGTTTGCCCTGGTCGTTCTCGAGAAACACTACGTCCAGATAATTCTGCTCGCCACCCGAGAACGCCAGGTCGTTTACCTGTGGGATTTGCACCCAGGTCAACACCTTCTTCATGGTTCCTGCGCCGTTACCGGCCGGGAAGATCTGCGTGTCGGTGGTATCAATTGTTTCCAGGGTAATCGCGGTAGCCGTGGCCACTTTCACGCGCACTACCTTATTATCCAGCTTGCTCCAGCCGGAACTGAGCAAGACGATGTCGCCAGCGGCAAGGGTGCCGCCAACGACAGTTGCCACTGCCTCGGCCGCATTGGAGATTGCGGTAAACGCCAGCGCTGCAGCGTAGGTCGCTGCGTGCTGGAAGGTGCCACCGTTGGGGATCTTGTAGCCCATGGGGTTTTCCTCTTTCAGAAATGACAAAACCCGCTCAATGGCGGGTTCAGGTTTTGCCCAACGGGCGAATTAGAAGGTGTCAGCTCGGTACTGGAAGGACAGTGGGAGTGAACTGAAGGTGTCGCCATGAATCGCGCCGGCAGTCGCCATCGGCGAGCGTATGAATACGGTGAAATCTACTTTTGACAGTTCCAGGTTGTTTGGATAGATCTTCGCGATCTCATCAGCAATCAGCTCGGAAGCTCCCCGACCTTCCCCGGACTTCGTTACAACGCTGATCTGCAGCACGCCCCTATAGGACGTGTGCTTACCCTCAAGATCCTCACTATCAGTGTTTCCCGGTAGGAGGAATATTTTCAGGTAGGAGGCGTTATTGGCCGGAGGCGTGAACGCTACGTCTTCGTAGGCAATAGGCAGCGCAGGAACTCTCGCCGACGCCCAAGCTTTCAGGCGAGCCTCAAACAGGCTCCGAATGACTCGATCACTCATGTTGATAGCTCCGAGACGGCTTTATTGAGGAAGGTTTGAGCCTCGGTGACGGAAATTTGCACCATGCCCGCAGGCGCCTGGCTTGACCAGCCTTCGTACTCGAGGCGCGGCCCGTAAGGTAGGTTATTCATCATCCAGATCGTGCCCACCTCAGTGGTGAATGTTTGCATCAGCGCCGCGCCGGCCGCCTTACTGGCGCTACCATTCGGGTCGACTCGCTCAATATTCCCGGTAATTGCCGTATCGAACGAGACCTGCCAGTTTCCCCTAAAGCGGCCACCTACGTAATCCTTCCCAGCGACCAGGTCCATACCATCCCTGATCAGCCGTCCCGGCTTCATGCGGCCATTCTTTGACAGGTTCTTGGGGTCGTTACGCATCTCAGCGTTGAGGCGTTCCACCTCTGCGTTGTACTGCGTAGCCGTAGCGTTGATCGCCCACAACTCTGGGTTCCCGACAGGGGACCGATCAACTATGGCAGACAGCAGATCAATCGAGGTTTTCTGAATGACCTCCTCGACATTCCCCTTCGCCTTCTCCACAAACGCCTTCAAGTCGAGTGAGAAACTCATTTTCGGGCCTGCACACTGAAGCCGACTGCGATGCCAGCGTAGTCCCAAGGATCGACGTGCTGAATCGTGTAGTTGTCGCCGTCGAAGGTGATCTTGTCCAGCGTCACCGGCTGAGGCGCATCCAGGCCATCCAGCAGCACCGGGGAGACAAGGATCTTGACGTCGCCCTGCTTGATCAATGAGCCATCGATGTCTTGCTGTCGATAGTTCTGGCGAAGCCCTGATCCGTCGAATTGCTCGGTGGTGACAGGACTGCCGCCGATCTCAGGGTCGTACTCGCCAGCAGTGATACGGATCAGCGAGAGCTCAAGCCCCTTGCCACCCTTGGAGCGCGGCGCCAGCATCCGTGCGGCACTTGCTTTTGCCCGATCGTAAATATCTGTCATCAGCTTCGCACCAGGTTGACCTGACTTGAGGATTCCACCAGTCCGGCGAATTGGGCATAGGACTGGCGGGTTGCCGCCGGTTTACTCACCGATGTGGCTGCAACAGCATAGGTTGTGCTGATTGGGCCAACCGTTTCGGAAACAACCGCACCGAACTTGGTCGTCGGGTCGACCAAGTCATCAGCATAGATTTCAGTAGCCAGAGCCATTTGACCGGACTTGATCTGCCGTGGGATCTCATCGAAGCGCAAGATCCAGCCATTACGCTTAACCTCAGCCCTGGGCCAGGACAGTGCCTGATCGCGATTCACAGCCCGCCCCTTCCAGGGCATCGCATCCATTTGCAGGGCGGCGCGACGCAGGAGAGTTTCCTGCGCCATCTCGTCAGCAGGGATTGCCTTACCGAAGTTCGCGGCGTAGGTGACGAGCTCGGCGGCCGTCGCGAAACTGTCGGCGCAGGGAACCACTTTGCCGCTCTCGATCACCAAAGCCATATCAGACCTCTTTCCAGCCAAGACGCTTGTGGTCGTCCAGGCAGGACGGATGGACATGGATCTCTTCGCCGCCCTGCTCAACCTTCACCAGGCCGGCGTAATCCGGTTCATCGTCTTCAACGACAGGCTTGCTTTGCGATTTTGCCACCTCAGCCTCATCCGCAAGGCGTTGAGCGTCTGCTCCAGCCAAATCAATCGCATCCTGTGCGCTTTTGCTCCAGTCGGCACGCTCCTGCTCGCCCAGGGCCTCGAAAGCTTCCGAGCTCAAACCACTGAGCTCGATAGCCTTGGCCTGCAGCGCCTTTGCCGCCCTCTGTTCTTTCGTCAGTCCAGCCATTGTCATTCTCCAGAAACAACGCAGGGGCCGAAGCCCCTGGTTGTCGTTGTGTTCGAGTTAGCCGAGCAGCAGGCTGATGTGCTCGTCCTTGATCGCGCGGCAGCCCCAAGCCAGGCGGACGTGGTAGGCCGTTTGCAGGAACTGGCGGTAAACCGCGATTTCGAACGACAGGCCGGTCAGCGGGTCAGTGATGGTGATCACGTCGTCGGCCGAATCACCGCCTTCCGGCATGGCCGGAGCGCGGGTTGCCAGTACGATCGCCGAGCGGGCAAACGCCACGTTTGCGGTGTACGAGTTGCCCAGCGTCAGTGCATTGCCGGTAGGGATCACGATCTGCGAGCCGGGCTTGTTCAGCGTGATGGTGCCCGGCGCGGCAACGCCGGTGCCGACGACGTACTTGTTGTCGCCGTCAGCCGCAAAGTTCGCGATGTCGCCAGCCAGGACGGTGCCCGCGCCAGTCGCCAGAGCAATGTTGGTCGCGCCTACGGCGGTAGCACCGTTGGTGACGTATGCAGCTCCGGTGCCTTTGACGTGTCGGCCCACCTGGTGGGAATGACGAATCGCCATGTTCATGATGCGATCGGTCATGCCGTTACGCAGCATGTCGCTGGAACCCGCCTCATTGACCTTGAACAGCCCCGACTGCTTGCCCCGCATGTTGCCGATAGCCGAGTGCCCCAAGACCAACTGCAGGTCATTAGTCGGCGCGCCATTCTGTTCCAAGACACCCAGGACGCCAGCAAAGTCGGACAGATCTGCAGCAGTGCCGAATGGAGTGGTGCCGGCGGTGCCGAAAGCGCGGGAAGCGTTGCGATAGGCCTCAAACCACAGGTCCTTCTCGATCTCGTTCACCAGCGTTCGCATCGCTTGGTAGAAGCGATCAGCCTGGATGGAAGAGAAGGTGCCAGCGTTCTGCAGTCCACGGGTCTGCTCGCCATTCCAGCGAACCGGAACGTGCTTGCTCTTGGTGATGGAGACTGCAACGTTGTCGACAGCTGTATCGCCAGTGTCTGGAGCGGTTACGCCGGGGATGTTGTCAGCGGCAGCTTCTGCGCTGGTGATCGGGACCAGTACGTCCTGACCGATAGCGGCCCGGGCAACGGACGAGTCGCGGGATACCGCTGGGATGAAGCCTGTCAGCTCTCGCGAAATAACATCCAGCGCTTCGTACAGGTCCGGCACAAGGCCGTTAAGGGTGCTCGCCATTTTGGCTTTCTCCACAAAAAAGCCCGCTCAGTGGCGGGCATTGATTACTTGCCGGGCAACACCCGGCGGCTTTGGTCAGTCAGTAACCGTGCCGCCATTGCGTGCGTGATCAGCCTTGGCGGCGGGATCAAGCGCATCAAACGCAGCTCGGGGAAGGGTTTTCTTATCGCCACCCTTACCGCCATTGTTCGGAGCGCCGCCACCATTGGCGCCGGAGCCCTTCAGAATGTTGTCACGGTACGGGTAGCGCTCGACCAGTGCTTCCAGCGCCTCGTCGAAGTCCGCCAATTCGCCCGGGCGGGCGCGGCTATAGATCTTGTTGCCATCGTCGCCATAGGCTACGACCTTGCCATCCTCGACCTTGAACGCCTTGCCGAAAGTGTTTTGCAACATGTCAGGCGGTACGGCGATTTTGTCGGTGACGAACTTGGAGCGGCCGAAGGCCCCGCCGATCTTCTCTTGATAGAGAATGCCGGTGGTGGTGTCGCGCTCTGCGGTGACGGTCTTGATCTGCTCGGAGAGCGTAGACACCTGGGCCTTGAACTTCTCCTCGGTGGCCGCGATAGCTGCCTGCTTGATCTCATCGACCTTGCCAGCCTGGACGAGCTGCCCGGCATCGAGATTGGCGACGGTTGCCAGTGCGGCGCGGGCCTTTTCAGGGTCCTCAATGCCCTCGAATGCCTTGGCGCGAGCCTCGGCGGTTTCTTTGGCTTCGCGATGCCCTTTAGCTTCGGCGTTCAGCGCTGTGATTTTGGATACAGCCGACGGCGCGTCGAACGCTACGTCCTTCCCATCATCGTGCGTGTAGACCGGCTTACCATCCTGCACAACCACATGGCCTTGTTCGTCGAGTTTCAGTTTCATCGGTTCGTCTCCGGGCATCCGCCCATCTGGTGGGCCATCCGGCCCGGTGCGGCGTTATCCATCCGGAATCGCGCCCATAAAAAAGCCCCGGCAGATGCCAGGGCTGAATTTGTGAAGCTTAAGCTTTAGATAACGCTCAAAGGCCCAAGGCGATTGATCACATCCGCAAGAGTCAAAACGTCAGCAATGAAAATTGCATGACAAATGCCATCAACCTCTACAACTGCGAGGTACTGGAATGCGTCGCTAAAAGTGGCGGAATGCCGCTTTCGGCTTTTGGGCGCAGGCAGACGATAAAAACTGACCGCGTTCCCAATCTTCAGAAATGGCTTACCGAGCCCGAACTCAATACTAAGTGCCTCATGAACATCTTTAGCGTCAAGTGCCGACAACTCCGAAATAAGAGGTATTTGGCCGCTTGAAAGCGGCGCGCCGCCTTCATATGAGAAGCGCAATCGGGCAACGATCTCTTCAATATTAAATAGCATTGTAATCCTTATAGGGCTCTAGCACGCTACATTGCGCGCCACAGACATCCTACACTACGACCCTTTCACCCCGAAGCAAGCACCCAACACAAATCAGCGCCTTGGTCCCACCAGTCGGCCTGCCATTCTTCATCAGCACACCAATCTTTGTCTCGATCACCTCACGTCCGCCGCAGCGATGACACTGAACCATCGTCGCAGGCTTAGGCATTGCACGAATGCGCTTTCGCACCTGTTCTGCCGGAGTGTCCGGGGCAGGCGTGCCTTGAATTAGGTGAAGGCGCGGCGTGTCAGCCACTGTAGGACCTCAGGAGGATGTCGATGACGTCGCCGCCTTCGATGACGAAAAACGACCTGCTTGCGCCGTTGGCGCCAATTACTTCCTGGCAAACGTAGCGCTCATGGCCGAGATCCCCGACTACCGACTGGAACCCAGCATGGCGCTTTGGAACGCTGATAAACGCATCCCCATCCGAAATGCTTACCGTCTGCCTGTCATTTGTGCCACCGATCAACATCACTAACACGGCTTATCCTCCTTGTTCAGGCTGCCATCTTAGCGAACGCCTGCGCATCATGCTGCTTGATCTGCTCAAGAGTCAGCCATTCACCGGTTGGCGAGTAGAAATCCTCAAGGCTCTTGCCATCCTTATAGAGCTGATACCGCATTGGCCCGAGCACCTGGGCCTTACGGGCGTCAGACTGGCGGTCAAGCCAAGTTCCGTAAGTCGTATCCCCCGGCACCTGGCCATCCATGCTTGCCCGTTGACCTGGCGTCATCTCATCAATGGGAATGCCAAGCTCTCGCCATGACTTGGTTCGCGGCGTTGAAGTACTACGACAGCAAAAGTGAATCCGCCCCGGACCTTGCAACCACGGCACCTTATGCCCTATAGGCTTGTGCGTGCCGACCTCATAGGAAAGCTTGTCCCGGATGATGCAGTCGCTGGAGGTCTTCGTGTCCAGGGTACTGAGCCAGTCCTCGGCCTTGAGGATCTCTTTGTTAGCCACGCTGAACTGTTCGCGAGCAGTGGCCGCCGTGTGACTTATCGCCGTCTGGACGACCGCTGCCAGGTCCTTCCGAGGCCGTTCAAGGAAGCCATCAGCATAGCCGGCCGCCCTGGTGCCGCGAATGCTGCGGATGATCTGGTCGGTCGTCCTGCCCTCCAGATAACCGGAGCGGATTGCATTGCGAACCTTGACCATCCGCTCGGCGCCAACCTGCTTGCCCCAGTCGCGCAGCAGGCGCCCTTGGAATGGGCGAGACATTGCAGCGGCATAGGCCTGCTCGCCGCTGATACCGACCAGCGGAAAGCGCACCAGCACCGGCTCCGGAAGCGTCTTCTGGAATAGCGTCTGCTGCCAGTTGGATTCGTAGCTAGCAAGCTCTTGCAAGTCCGCCTCAAGCGCGGTGAACACTTGATCGTAAGCCAGGGCGTTGACCGCCCTCACCTCATCCAACAAAAGTTCCAGACGCTCAACGGTGAATGATTCGGCGGGCATCCGCTCAAGCGCCTCAGTCAGCGCTGCCGACAGGCTGGCATCCGACCGATTTAGTAGAGCGATGATGCGCCGCACCACACCGAGCTTGTACTTCTCCAGCGATACCGCGTGAGCGATATGCTCGTCCTGAAGTATTTCGTTGACCGTCGCCATTTAGAGAGCTCCGAGCGCTGGCCCCTGGTCGGCAATCTTCTGTTTCTCGACTTCCCACTCAATGTCATCCGAGACCACGCCGCGGCGCTTGTACTCATTGAACAGGGTTTCGTCAGAGAGCCTGCCTTGGGTTGCCATGTTGAGTAGCAGTGGAAGAGTTGTTTCCGGCGCGAAGTCCACGTCGAAATTGCCATTCACTTTCACATGGCCGCCTTCCTTCTCGCCCTTCCAAAGCGCGAAATATTGAAGCACCTGGTCAAGCGTGTCCTCCAGTTGTCCAGCCATGGTTTGCAGCGGGCTCATCTCTTGAGCCGCCTCCTCCTCGGCCTGGGTCGCCGTTTTGGTGGACTGCTTGTCCTTCTGGAGCAGCTTGGCACCAGCGATGCGCATCTGATCTTCAAGGTCTTCCAGCGACTTGCGGCCGGCCTCAATGGCGGCACCGGTATGCTCCACCCACTTCATGTCGCCGCCGGTAGGCAGCTTGGTAGCTGAGCTGGTCCCGACCTTAAGTTCGAAAGCGTCGTCGTCGATACCGGAGATCATCAGCATCGGCACCCGAGCGACGTGCAAAATGTTGTCCTGATCGCTTTGGGACTGCCAGTGCTTCTTGTTGAGGTGCGCCAGCTCCAGTAGCGGCGGCGTAGCGGTCATAAAGCCGGTGCGCTTGGTGTAAAGAGTTGCCAAGGGGATGACAGGCAACGTGTTCGTGCCCTCATCAGTCTTGGTCCATTGCTTCTTGCCAGTAGCATCCTTGGTCTCGCGATACACGGCCCATCCACCAGGAACCAAAACCCTGATTTGCGGAATAATGAGAACGCCGAAAACGCCATCCCTTTCCTCGACCACCTCGGCGTACCAGAACTGCGACAAAGCGCACTCACCACCCTTCTCTTCAGAAAGCCAACCAATCACCTGCTGAGGGTGGATCATCACCGCGTAAGGGCGAACGCCGGCAGCCTTCTCATCAGCCGCGGTACGAACCACAGAGTTGCCCTGGTCGTCCTTCGTCTTCGGATAATCAACCAGCACATGACAAAGGCCATGAGACAGCCCAACAGTGAATAGTTGCTGCGCCCAAACCTGCAGGTTGTTGCCCTGTCGGTCGAAGTTCTGCGCGTAGACTTTGATCGATTCAGGCACATCCTCGCCAAGCGCAATGTTTTCTGCGAATACCCTGCCCTTCATGTTCTGGACCGTCTCACTGTAAGCAGGAAGCAGAGTTGAGAGCGAGAGGCGCTCTTTATAGGCATCGTCATTCTCTTTCGGCCACTGTGGAAGCCAGCGTTTGCCACCGGCCTGCATAGCCTTCGTTCCGCCCATCAGTGCGTCGACAATGGCCCAGTCTTCGCGCATGGCGTCTACTGCCGGTAGCGGCTTGCTTGGGTCATCACTCATGGGGTCACATTCTCAGGGATTCAGTGGATGCTGTACGTTTGATGCACGGCCACTCAACGTCGATGCAATAGCCGATCGCCGTGGTGATGTGCTGATAGTCGTTTTTCTGGTCTTCCTGGAAGGTCGAGCCCATTTGAAGCTGAACCGTACTCAAGCCCTTGTGACACCAGGGAGCGGTGACAGGGTTGATGAACAAGCTAGTTTCGCCTGAGGCAGTCAGGATCTTCGCCCGTACCGCATTCTGCCGATCCTTGATGGATGGGTGGGCCGGCTTCACCTTTCGCGTGTACGTCCAGCCGTTGGCCTTCAGCGCGCCCTCGATGTCGGTGTAGTCAGACGCATGACCGTGTTTCTCGCCAGCCTTGCCCGCCGGGTCACCGTAGATCAGGACATGCTTGTTCTTGTGGTCCTTGAACTTGTCCACGAACTCGGCAGCCGACTGTTTCGAAACCGCACTGATCAGCACGATCTCATCCAGCAGATATAGGTCTCTGCCGTCGTTGCGCCGCACACCGATGGCCGACGACAGAGGCGTGAAGTTCTGGTCGTGCATCCACATCAGTTGCTCATGCGGCTCAATAGCTGCAGTTGTGGTGTTCGCCTTGCTGTAGTCCTCGTAGATCCGGCCAGAGGCCGTTTCGAACGAGGCTTCAAATTCCT